ATTGGTGGTGTAAAATGTTTAAAGCTTCTGACACAGACATATTAGACAAGGCTGAATTAAAAGAAGCTAAAGCAGCAATGGGCGAAGATCGCTACGAGCAAGAGTTTGAATGTAGTTTTGAGGCTGCCATCCAGGGCGCATATTACGCAATGGAGATGAAAACAGCTACCCAGGATAAACGTATTACAAAAGTGCCATATGATCCTAGTGTTGGTGTAACAGTCTCTTGGGATTTAGGAATAGGTGATAGTACGTCATTATGGTTTGCGCAATTTGTAGGGCAAGAAGTAAGAATAATAGACTTTTATGAAATGTCAGGTGTTGGTTTAGACCACTATGCAAAGGTGCTAGATGAAAAGGGTTATCACTACAAAGAGCATATATTACCGCATGATGTGAGAGTTAAAGAGCTTGGTACAGGTAAAAGCAGATTAGAAACATTAGATGCTCTAGGTGTTAATAATATATCTATAGCTCCTAAACTATCTATAGATGATGGAATACAGTCAGCACGTTCTATGCTTAATCGTTGTTGGTTTGATGAAGAAAAGTGTGGGCGTGGCATAGAAGCATTAAGGCAATATCGCAGAGAATTTGACGAGAAAAACAAATCATGGCGTGGTAGACCATTGCATGATTGGACGTCACATGCAGCCGATAGTTTTAGATATATGTCTGTTGGACGTAAGGAAGTGCAAGAATGGGGCGAGCCAATAAAAAGAAATTTGCGTGGAATAGCTTAGTGTGATAAGGTGCATCAAAACTTGCGGAGAACCTTATGTTACCTTTTGTACAACCTACTGACGCTTATGGACAAATTAGCGATAACTTCCTACCAGAAACAGACTATGTTGATGCCAGAGTATTAGCAGCAGATACAGCAGAAAATATTGCAGTACCTGCTGGTGCAAAGTTTTGTACTCTTACAGCAGATGGAGAGTTTTACTTTAACACTAGAGCAGCAGCCGCTAAACCAGCAGCAGATATAAGTAATGGCTCTGCATCTCGCGTTGGTGATCCAAATGGAACTAATATAATCGTTACACCAGCAGATAACATTAGTGTTATTGCTACAGGCGCTAGAATTGTAACCGCTACATTCTGGGGTGGATAATGGCAAAGCGTGGACTTTATTCCAATATAGCAGATAAAAATGCTCGTATTAAAGCTGGTAGTGGCGAGAAAATGCGTAAGAAAGGTGCAAAGGGTGCGCCTACTGATAAAGCTTTTAAACAGGCTGAAAAGACAGCTAAGAAACCAAAAAAGAAAAAGGGGGAAAAATAATGCCAGGTTATGGACATAAAGGCGGTATGAAAAAAGGCGGCAAGAAAAAAGGCGGTAAGAAAAAGTAATGGCTTATTATGACGATGAGCCACAATTTATTAGTTTAATGGATATGATTGATGGCGGTGGTGCAGGTCGTAGCGGTGATCGGTTTGAGGGTGGTGGCTTATTAAGCATACTAGCGAACGCTCTTGCTAGACCTCGTGGATACGAAGATAGGTTACGAGATCGTAAAAACGATACTACTGACGCAATAACTGATGTAATTAGTGAACTTACAGAAGGGCGCAGATCAAGCGCAAGGCAATCAGAATTTGAAAGACAACTTGGTTTAGAGCAAGATTTGTTAGACCCAAGAGGTAATAATCAAATGAGGCCAATGTTGGGCGAAATGTTAGGTCCAGAGATAAGCCCAGATTATTATGACCAAAGGGGCAATCAAATGCCATTTAGGGATATGCAGCCAAGTATGAACACTTTAACAGCAGAAAGTTCTATTTCAGATTATCCAGATATGTCTATGCAACCTATGGCTGGCGTGACTACCCCACCAAATATGGAAAGTGCGGAACAATTAAATTTAATAGATATGTTATACGATGACGAAATGATGCGAAAGCAAAGAGGTTTAGGTTTAGGAGAGCTTACAGGATACGAAAAAGCCAAACAGATTGTTTTGGAACAAGCGCCTATGCTTTTAGAAAATAAAACGCCACGAGAGCAATTTGATTTAATTATGTTGATGAAAGAAAGTAGGGGCTTATAGATGGCAAAAGCCTCATCAGCAAAAAGAGTAAATGGGAAATTAATATATCGTGGCAAATCTTTTAGAGGATTTAACAAGCCACAGAAATCAAGTTCTAAAAATAAAGAGATGGAAGTTCTTGCTAAAAAAGGCGAAGAAATAAAAGTAGTGCAATATGGTGATCCTAATATGTCGGTTAAATCAAATGTATCTGCTAATAAATCAAATTACTGTGCAAGATCAGGCGGTATAAAAGGTGCAAATGATAAATTTTCGGCTAATTATTGGTCGCGCAAAAGATGGAAGTGCTAAATGGCTATTACAACATATAGTGAATTAAAAACCGCGCTTGGTAATTGGCTTAACCGTGATGATCTAACGGCTGTTATTCCTGATTTTATTTCATTAGCAGAAACAGATATAAACCGTAAATTAAGACATTACAAAATGATTGAACGTGTAGATGCCACGCTTGATAGCCGTTATGTACAAGTTCCAGCAGATTGGTTAGAGACATTTCGTTTTAATTTAACAGACGCTGCTACAGTACGATTAGATTTAATTGGTGCTGAAGATATGTTGCAAAAACGAGAGTTAAATAGAGATACAACAGGCGTACCACAATTTTACGCCCAAATAGGTGACAGTATAGAAGTATTCCCAAGCCCTGCTGGTGAATATCCTATGCAGCTTGCTTATTATGCCGAAATACCTAAACTAAGTGACACTACCACTTTCAACTGGTTGTTGCAGTCTGACCCAGATTTATATTTGTATGGTTCGTTGATGCAGTCAGCGCCTTATTTACTGGATGACGCAAGAATGCAAACATGGGCTAGTTTATATCAAAATGGACTAGCTTCTTTGCAAAAAGCCTCAGATGACACAAGATTTGGTGGTTCTGGTCGTAGAATTATCATATCTAGTTATTAATATAAAAATGGTGTATAATGCACAAAGATTGATTTAAGGGAAAGCCATATGTCTTTTACAAATACTTTTGAAACCCATGTTTTAAATTATGTTTTTACTGCCACCAGTGTAACACGCCCTACAGCTTGGTATGTTGGTTTATTTACTGCTGATCCAACAGATAGCGGTTCTACAGCAAATGAAATATCGGGTAACGGTTACGCAAGAACAACGGTAGCTTTTAGCGTATCCAATGATTTAGCAACTAACTCAGCAGCCGTAGAGTTTCCAGCAGCATCAGGCGGCAATTGGGGAACAATAACACACATGGCGGTAATGACTGCTTCTAGTGGTGGTACAATGGTTGTTCACAGTGCTTTAACAGTTGCAAAAGCAATAAATGACGGTGATGTTTTCCGCATACCAACAGGTGACTTAGATATTACGTTAGCCTAATGACTGTTTACCGCGCTAATTACGGTGATGCTTTATATGGTCAGGATACTTACGGTTTATCTGGCTCTGTAATTGACGCAGCAGCAAGTATTACACCAATTTGCTCTGTTACAGCAGTAGCGGTTAAAGTATTTCAAGGCGCATCTACGGTAACAACAGCGTGTTCTGTCACAGCTTCTTTGCAACAGGTGAAGTCAGGCGCTTCTACTGTAGCCTGTACGTCAAGTGTAACTGCAAATTCAGATACAATTATTGGTGGTGCTTCTGCCACAACTTGTACATCTGCCACAACTTCATCAGCAATTAAGGTAAGAACGGCTGCTGCTAATATTGTATGTCAGGGCGTTGTTGTAACGGTTGCGGTAGAATATCCAGAAGTACCAGGTTTTAGACCAGGTTACGGCAAAAACACATATGGCTCATATATTTATGGTATTAACCACAGTGTAGAAGAGGGCGCTGCTGCAATTAACCTTGCTTGTAACGTTACAAGTGCTGGTATTCGCATTGCAGATGCAGCGTCAAATATCACCTTAACATCTACTATGACAGGTAACGGTGTCATAGATGTTGTGGGTCAGGCAAATATTGCACTATCATCTAGCGTAAATATAGAGTATAATCGCGTCAGATTAATGGCTGCTAGTTTAAATGTAGCTGCAACAGTAACGATTAAATCAAGGTATAAATGGTTAGATGCGCCAAATCCAAGTACAACATGGACGGATGTATCAAACCCAAGTACGACTTGGACAGAGGCAGATTATTTAGAAAGGGCCGCATAAATGCCAGCATCAACAACTAATTATTCATGGAACTTACCCACCGTTGGCGGTGATGAAGATGCCTGGGGTGGATTTTTAAATACAAATTGGACGAATTTGGACACGCTTTTAGGGGGCGTATCTCAAGCTGAATTTGGGTATGTTGACGGTGTAACATCACCAATACAAACTCAATTAAACGCTAAAGCATCAACTGGTAAGGCGATTGCTATGGCAATGGTGTTTGGATAATATAGGAGTTTTTCATGGCAAATCCAAATGTAGTCGCAGTAAGCAGTATTTATGCTAATACAGTTTTAGATGCTGATGTTGCTGCAAGTGCGGTCAGCTTATTAACGGCTGCATCAAATAAGTTATTAAAGATTAACTCATTGGTTATAGCCAACATAGATGGCACTAACTCTGCTGATATATCTGTGTGGATTACACGATCAAGTGTAGATTATTACATAGCTAAAACAATCACAGTTTCGGCTGATAGCACATTACTACCCATAGATAAAAACATGGGGCTGTACTTAGTTGAAGGTGACATACTCAAGATACAAGCAAGTGCAGCAGGAGACTTGTCTGCTGTTTGTTCATATGAAGAGATTGATGACGCTTAATAGAGAGTAGTTTGATGAAATCTTTTGGTAATATTGCGAAGGATGGTCAGGTCAGGGCAGTAGCTTCTGGTGCTTTGACTGATGGTAAGGCTGTTATTGTCAACTCTAATGGGACTGTCAGTGTGGTTGCTTCAACAGGGTCAGCAACTCAAGCGTTAGGCTCAGGTGTTGTTTTTGAAACGGCACAAGTATCTGAAACACAGTCTGCTTATGATACTACAAACAACAAGGTTGTTATTGCATATAGAGATGGTGGTAATTCAAACTATGGTACGGCTGTGGTGGGGACGGTTTCTGGCACTAGTATAAGTTTCGGTAGTCCTTCAACATTTAACACGAGTGGTTATACGGCTGACATAAGTATTGCTTTTGACGCAACAGCAGGGAAGTTTGTAATATCCTATAGAGATAACGGCAACAACAACTATGGCACTGCTATTGTAGGTACTGTATCAGGAACAAGTATTAGCTTTGGCACAGAGGTAGTTTTTAAATCAAATCAGTGTCAATATACTTCACTTGTATATGATAGTAATGCAGGAAAAGTTGTTCTTACTTATCTTGATGATGGTAGTCCACAAAAGGGTGCGGCTAATGTTTGTACGATTAGTGGAACAAGCATAAGCTTTGGCTCTCAAACTGTTTTTGAAAGCGCACAAATTCGGTATACTAAGGCTGCTTATGATGCTAATGCACAGAAGATTGTCGTAGCTTATAGAGACATGGGAAATTCTAATTACGGCACTGCTGTGGTGGGGACTGTTAGCGGCACTTCAATAAGTTTTGGTACGCCTGTTGTATATTATGAAGGGAATGTATTGTTTCTTGCAAATGCGTATGATTCTGTTGCGCAAAAAGTAGTTATATCCTACAGAGATAATGATAACTCAAGTTATGGAACAGCGGTAGTTGGCACTGTGTCAGGTACAAGTATTAGTTTTGGGACTCCTGTTGTATTTCAAAGTTCTATAGCGCAACGTGCAAATAGCACATTTGATGCTACTGCTCAAAAAATTGTTACAGTTTATCAAGCAAACCCTGATCATGGTTTTGTAGTATCTGGAAAAGTAAGTGGAACAACAATAACTTTTGATACTGCTGTTGAGTTTGATGGTGATGAGAGTGTAGACATGTCGGCTGTTTATGATCCCGATACAGGTAAAGTTGTTATTGCTTATAGAGACGAGGGCAATTCTCAATATGGAACGGCTATTGTATCTACAACAGGTTATAATAACACAAACCTCACCTCAGAGAACTTTATAGGCTTCTCAGACGGTGCATTTGCAACCACTCAGAGTGCCGCAATAAACACAACTAACACAATAGACAGAAACCAAAGCGGCCTCACAGCAGGGCAAACATATTTTGTGCAAGGTGATGGCACACTAGCATTAACAGCAGCAGACCCCTCAGTAACAGCAGGGACTGCTATATCAGCTACGGAACTAATAGTGAAAGGTTAGACAATGAAAACTATCGTAGAAACATCAACTAAGTTAAGCAAGTATTTACTTGCAGATGACGTAGCAATCACAGCGACATCAGATAATATCACAGTAGGTGATCCTGCTCAGTTTATTATCGCTGATCTAAACAGTGGCAATACGACTATTACTGAGAACGTGACCAACGCACCCGATGATTGGACAGGCAACAAGTATAAGTTAGATGGCACAACCTGGTCAGCTAATCCTGATTGGGTAGATCCAGATGCGGATGACGGAGAATAAAAATAATGCTGCGTGTCATAGGCAACGATCAGAATTTACCAAGACAGGAACACGCTGTAGCCAGTGGTACGTTGACGGATGGTACTCCTGTTGTTGTGAACTCTGATGGTACTGTGAGTGTTGTAGCTGAAACCTCTTTATCGCAGCAAGTTGGTTCGGAAGCAGTATTTGAATCAGCAGCTATTAATGAAAAAATGCACTCTACTTTTGATGTAGCAAGCGGTAAAGTAGTTATATTTTATCGTGACTCAGGAAACTCTGAGTATGGTACGGCTGTTGTGGGAACGGTTAGCGGTATGTCAATAAGTTTCGGCACACCAGTAGTTTTTCAAAGCTCAGAAACAAGACATATAAGGTCAGGTTATGATGCAAACGCACAAAAAGTTGTTGCGGTTTATAGAGATCAAGCTGATGGTCAACAAAGAGGTAAAGCAATTGTCGGGACAGTAAGTGGTACGTCAATTAGTTTTGGTTCAACAACAATATTTAGTAGTGGTGATGTAAATCATATTGATATTACATACGATAGTTCGTCACAAAAAGTTGCTGTAGTTTATATGGATGGGGGTGCGTCAAATCGTGCTTACGTCAAAATGGGTACAATAAGTGGAACATCTATTAGTTTTGGTTCACAAAACCTTATTGACATAGACGAAGCAACAGCAGGAAATAGGATTACATATGATGCAAATGCAAATAGATTAGTTGTTGTATTTCAAAACGGTGGAACAAACTATGGAACAGCTATTGTTGGGACAGTCAGTGGTACTTCAGTTAGTTATGGTTCAATTGTTGTTTTTCAAAGTTCTTATGTAGATAAAATGGAAATATCATATGATAGCTCTGCACAGAAAGTAGTTGTTGCTTATGTTGATTATGACAATTCACAAGTTGGTGCAGCGAAGGTAGGAACAGTTAGTGGTACATCTATAAGTTTTGGAAGTAGGGTTGTATTCCACAATGCTACTACAAATTTTATTGAGTTAGAATACGATAGTAATGCTCAAAAAATGGTTGCGGCATATACTGATCCACCTAACTCAGACAATGGCACTATAGTACCTTTAACAGTAAGTGGTACATCTATTACAGTCGGCTCTGATACAATTTTTAATGCTGCTGATAGCAGGGGCAACAGTCCTGCTTTTGATAGTACAAACAATAAAATTGTTATTGGTTTTCAAGACAGAGGTAATTCTAATTATGGAACAGCCGTTGTTTTTCAAAACTCTGGAACAGCACAAAACCTCACCTCAGAAAACTACATAGGCATATCTCGTTCTGGTGCAGCTTCTGGTGCAGGGGCTATCATAGATACGCAAGGTGCAATAGCCGACAACCTCTCAGGGCTAACAGCAGGGCAAAGCTACTTTGTTCAGACTGATGGCACACTAGGTACAACGGCTGCTAGTCCTAGCGTATTCGCAGGCACGGCTGTATCGGCAACTAAACTTATCGTGAAAGGGTAACTATGTTAAAGCGTATAGGGGCTGAAGAGAGTGGTGAGTTTAAAGCGGTAGCGAGTGGCACATTGCCAAGTGGACAGCCAGTGGTAGTTAATGCTGATGGGACGGTGAGTAGTGTAAGTATTACATCTGGGTCGTTTGGTTCTGAAGTTGCTTATGACGGTAGCAGTGATTACAACA